CGACAGCAGCAGTACCGCGGCGGCGATGTCGTGGCTCAGGAACTGCGCCTGCGACAACTTGATTCCCACGAACAGCGCGAACGCCGCTACACACAACCTCTCCATGCGCCCGATTGTGACCCGACCGCCCGCCCAGACAGCGCAAGGTATGGGGCCACGAACAGGTGACAGTAACCAGAGCCGGATGGTCGGTGCCTAAAACCAGGGACGGTTGGTACCGGCCATCCTTTGCTACCCGAGACAGGAGTGAACCGTTGAAGATCGCAAGAATCGGCGCCATCATTGTTGGCGCCGTCGCCGTTTTGAGCCTCACCGCCGGCACCGCACACGCTATGCCCGCACCCGACTACGGCTACGGCGGCGACGACGTTTCTGCCCAGCCTGTCAGCTTCGGTGACAGTGAGCGGGGCCTGGACACCTGGGGTGGTGACCGTGACCGGGACCGTCCGACAGCAACCCCACTGGCGACCCTGGAGCAGACCTGCGTGCGGCGCGGGCTGTGTGTACTGCGGGTCCTGTTTACCCAGCGGGACCGCACCTGGTCGTGCCGTCCGGTGGTGCGCCCCACCACCCGGGGACGTGACGATGAGGATGTCACCAGCACCGACTGGGGTCTGGACGGGCGTTCGGCGTTGCTGGACCGCGGCGACACCTCATGGTCCGGTGACCGTTTCGGCTCCGATGATGAAGTAGCCCGACCGCGTACATCTCGCGTCCGGCTGCTGTGTGTGCTGCTGCGTAACCGGTAACGGCTAGCGGGGCGGCTCGTTAAGTCGAGCGTCCGATGCCCTCAGACCATCGGACGCGCACCCCGGGGCTGTCGGTTGAGCTGTGCTCCCGGCAGCCCCGGGGGTGACTACGGGGGTGGTTGATGAACGTCGAAGACTTCCTGGCCCAGCCCAGTCTGGCCGCCACCGCTGACCAGTTCCATGCCGGTGTGTGTGAGCTGATCGAAGACCTCGTCGACGACGCCACCATCGCGCTGGCGCTGCAAGGTGACGACGACGCGATGCGGCTGTGTTGGCGCTTCTTCAGCACGGCACTGGTCGCCCGGGTCTCGCAGGAGGCACCCGACATCGAAGGCCTGCACGCCCACATCAACATCATCGCCGCCGAAGCGATCCTGCGGCTGGCCCGCTGCCGGGCAAAGATGGACACGTAGGAGGACACCATGGCCGTCAACAAGCGCGGACCCCGACCCAAGCCCACCGCCCTCAAGCTGCTGCATGGTGACCGGCCTGACCGGATCAACCTGCAGGAACCGGTGGCCGAGACAGGGATGCCCGAGTGTCCCGACAGCGCCAACGATGAGGTACGGGCGATCTGGGACTACACCGTGACCCGCCTGCACGCCATGGGCTGTGCGGCGCTGCCCGACCGCGACATGCTCTACGCCTACTGCGAGGCGGTCGCTTTGCATCGGGTCGTGTCGCGGGCCATCAGCGACACCATCGAACTTCTCTCCAGCCCTACCTCGCGTGTGGTCAACCCGGCCACACCGACGATGAAAGAGCTGGTGCGGATGCAGAAGATCGCCACCGACACGATGCGGATGATGGGCGCCAACTTCGGCCTGAGCCCCGCCTCACGGGCCGGCATCAAGGTCGGCGATAAGCCCGGCGATGCCGACGCCGCCGAGCGCTTCCTCACGGCGTAGCCGCTCCATCCACAACGACCACTGGGGCGTGATCAGGGTGCGGCCCTTGCCGTTCCAGTTGATCAGGCCCGCTTCGCGCAGGTTGATCGCCAACTCGTACATGCTTTCGGCGATGCTGCCCACACCGGTGTCGCCCATGGTGGTGCGGCAGTTGATGGAGACTCCACGGTCGGGGTGGTGGGGGCGTCCCGGCAGGAACGCCTCCACCTTCAACGCGACCTGAATCGATTCCCGCATAGCCTCACATCCCGGGGGTTGTCATGAGTTTCACGCTTGCGCTGATACAGACCATCGCTATCGTGCTCATCGCGTTGGCGGTGCTGTCGATGGCGGGCCGGCGCTGATCACCCCCGGCCCCACGTCTGCAGGTAGTCGGTGTGCGGCCGGAACGTCGCCGTGGTGGTCACCGGCTCGTTGCGGATGTGGTGCCGACCGACGTTCATGTTGAACGGTCGGTGCGCCGGGTACGGGCGAGGCTTGTTCAACTCTTCGGCGATGATCTGAACCCCGGCGATGATCCGCTCCGCCGACTCCAACGCCGCGGTCAGCCCCGCCACCAACGCCTCGACCGCCTCTGGTCCATGAGCTGGTGGCGGGGTTGGTACTGCAATGCTTGCTGGCGGCGGTGCCACCAGCGCTGCACCCGTAGCAAAAAAACTCTTCTCACCACGCGCAACCGGCTCCTGTTTCTTCGGTGCCACCTTCGCCAACTTGCGGACCCAGGCCAGCCGGCGCCGCGATGTGTCATAGACCGCACCCTGATCGGCGCCGCACGCGGGGCAGCCCGGCAGAACTTTCGCCGTCGCCCGGACCCGCCTACGAGATGCCCCCATAGCTCCGCCCAGCTCTCGTCAATCTTCGCGGGGTGTGCCGGGAACCTTACGGCAAGGGGGGTGCGAGATGCCGTCTTTGCCGCCTTGTGGACGCACACACGATGGGGTGACCTGTCGTGAGGTCGGTTCACATCGGTGCCAGCCGCGGGTAGACCACGTCATCGGCTTCTTCTCGAATTTGCTGGTTCACACCAAGGGCCGGTTCGCGCGTCGGGCGTTCATACCGGCGCAGTGGCAGATCGACGAAATCCTGGCCCCGGTGTTCGGTGAGGTGCGGTGGTCTGACGAGGGCGAATGCTATGTGCGCAAGCACCGCATCGTCTACATCGAGCTAGGGAGAAAATGCGGGAAGTCTGAAATTCTCGCTGGCATCCTCCTGTACCTGGTCTGCGCCGACGGGGAAGAGTCCGCTGAAATCTACGGCGGCGCCACAGACCGCGACCAGGCAGCCAAAGTCTTCGATGTAGCCAAACAGATGGTGTTGCTGTCGAAGACGCTGTCGAAGCATCTGAAGGCCTACAAGATGCCCCGGCGCATCCTGCACGAACGCTCCAACTCTCACTATGAGGTGATCGCGGCAGACCCGGAAGGCAACCTGGGCGGGAATCCGCATGGCATCGGCCTCGATGAGGTCGCCGTGTCCGCCAACGCGGAACTGTGGGATGCCCTGCGCACCGGTATGGGTTCGCGTCTGCAGCCTCTCATGGTCGCTATCACCACCCCCAGCGTCGACAACACCGGATTCGGCAAACAGCTCCACGACGAAATGGTGCAGATATCCGAAGACCCGAAGCGGGCGCCGCACATCTTCACCTGCATCCGCAACACCCCCATGGACGCCGACCCCTGGGATGAAGCCAACTGGTACCACGCCAACCCGGCACTCGGGGACTTCCTGTCCATCGACGCGCTGCGCGAAGAGGCGCTGGAAGCAAAAAACGATCCGACGAAAGAGAACAGCTTCCGCACCTACCGGCTGGCGCAGTGGGTTTCGGCGAGCACCAAGTGGATGCCCTCGCACGTCTGGCTGGCGAACACCGGCGACCTGTGGCCCAACCCGAACTGGGGCCGCAAGCAACTGGCCAAGCGGCTGTGCCATGCGGGACTGGACCTGGCCTCACAGTTCGACCTGACCGCATGGTGCCTGCTGTTCCCCACTGTCGACGGTAGCGCCATGGATGTGCTGTGGCGTTTCTGGCTACCCGAGTCGGGGCTGGAGTACCTGGACAAGCACCACCAGGGCAAGTGGTCCCGGTGGGCGAAAAAGGGCTGGGTAACGGTCACTCCCGGGAACGTGACGGACTACCAGCAGGTGGTCAAGGACATCGCCAAAGACGCCCGCGACTTCAACATCGCCAGCATCGACGCCGACGAGTGGAGCTTCTGGCCGATCATCCAGCAGATCGCGCAAGCCTGCCAGCTCGACATCGACAAAGACGAAGTCATCGCCTATCGCTCCACATACGACCGGATGACGCCGGGCATGAACGATGTCATGGGCTACTGCAAAGACGAACTGCTGGCACACCACGGCAACGAGATCGCCAACCTGTGCTTCGAGTCGGTGACCGTCAAACGCGCACCGTATGACCCGAACCTGGTGCGCCCCGACAAGCCCAACCGGGAACGCGACAAGCACCGCATCGACGCCGTGCCAGCACTGGCGATGGCCGCCAACGGGTACCGCGCGGCACTGGCGCGTCAGCCGAAGGTCAGCCCATACGAAACCGGCCGCATGATGATCGTCTAGATAGGGGAACGGCTATGCCCTGGAAGCTCACCGCGTCAGGGCACAGCCCCGACCCCACCTGCGAAGCCTGGGTGCTGGACCGGGTCACCGACATCCTCGCCGGTGCCGAAGCCGGACTGTGGCACCTGCGCTTTGATTCCGAACACCACGGCGAAGTCACCATCGACCAGGAAGCCGCCGCGACACTGCGCGGCGAAGACTTCCTACCCGAGCCGGGTGTCGACACCGGTGAGCCGGCGTGAGGTGGCGCCGGCTGCCGATGCGCCAGCGGGTGCTGGTGTCGCTGCTCAACGACCGGGCGATAGCCGGGGTGCTGCTACGCACAGCCGGTGAATGGCTGGTGCTCGCCGATGCGCAACTGCACGAAGCCAGCGTCAACCCGGCACCGATGGACGGCGAAATCTACATCGACCGTGACCGGATCGCTTTCATCCAGGTAGCCGCACCGAAAGTGGGGTGACCCGTGTCGTTCCACATCTCCGCCGGGCAGGTCCGGTCCGCGCAGCGCAGTACCGGTATCACCCCCTGGGCGTGGGGCAACAACCGCGCCCTACCGCCACGCGCCTCCGCCCGCTCGCTGCCCGGGGCCACCATCCAGATGACCCAACAGGTGTCCTACACCTACGAGCAGATCTACCAGACCCAGCCGGCACTGCGCACCGTCGTGGACTTCCTCGCCCGCAATGTGGCGCAGCTCGGCCTGGACGTGTACCAGAAAAACGGCGAGGACCGCACCAAGCTGCTGGACCATCCCCTGTCGGTGCTCATGGAACACCCCATGCCGGTGGTCGGCAGCAAGTGGACCAAATACAAGCTGGTGAGCTGGACGATGCATGAACTGTGCATCTTCGGTGATGCCTTCTGGTTGAAGATGAAGTTCAAGGGCGGGCAGTTCGGTGTGCTGCCGGTACCGCGGCGGTTCATGGACATCATCGGTGAAGATTTCGTCAACCCGCCCGACTACCGCTTCTCCGGCAACAGCGGCGCCCGCGTCTTCCCCGCCGAAGATGTCGTGCACTTCCACCTGTACGACCCGGACGACCCGCGGACTGGGTACAGCCCCATCGAGACGCTGCGCCAGATACTCGCCGATGACTACGCCGCCAGTAGCTTCCGGGAACAGTTGTGGACCAACGGGGCCAGGGTTGCCGGCTACATCGCCCGACCGCTGGACGCACCGGCATGGTCCGACAAAGCCAAAGACCGCTTCACGCAGGACTGGCGCAACCAGTACAGCGGAGACGGCCCGCAAGTCGGCGGCACCCCCGTCCTGGAAGAAGGCATGCAGTTCGTCAACGCTGGGGTCACACCCAAAGACGCGCAGTATGTCGAATCGCGGACCCGCACGCTCGATGAAGTGGCGATGCTCTACCACGTTCACCCGATGATGCTCGGATCGCCGACAGCAGGCGGAACCCAGTCGTCGGTGCCGGCGGTCCACAAAATCCTGTACCAGGACTCGTTGGGTCCGTGGCTGACGCAGCTTTCGCAGGACATCGAGACACAACTGCTGATCGACCTCGACCCGGGTGCTCTGGATGGCAGCACCTATGTCGAGTTCAACCTGGCGGAGAAGCTACGCGGCGACTTCGAGGAACAGGCCGCAGCACTGTCCGCTCTCGTCGGTGCGCCTGTCATGTCGCGTTCCGAAGCCCGCGCCCGGCTGAACCTTCCGCTGCTGCCCGGCACCGAAGACCTGATCGTGCCCATGAACGTCACCCAGGGCGGCCTGGCAAGCCCGAAAGACACCGCACCGAACAACCCCAGCAACGCCGAATCGAACGGGCAGCTCCCGCTCAAGGCCCGCACCATCCACGGCGAACTACCCATCAACCTCGCCGCGCCGACCATTGAGGAGATGCTGGTATGAGATACAAGTCCGCGCCGGCAGCACTCACCAAGGCCGTCGGCGAAGGTGGCGGACCCGACGACGAAGGCGAGTTCGAGGCCATCGTCAGCGTCTTCAACACCACCGACTATGACAACGATGTGGTCCGCCCCGGTGCCTTCCACAAGTCCATCGGCGTGTGGCGTGACAGCCAGGACACCATGCCCGTCCTGTGGCACCACCGCCTCGACGACCCGTGCTTCAACATCGGCTCGGTCCTGGACATGGCCGAAGTCACCGGCGACGACGCACGGGTACCGCAATGGGCCAGCGCCGACCTGAAGGCGCACGGTGGGCTGTGGGTGAAAGCCAAGATAGATGTAG